TATGCCGATTGCCGTTAGCATCAGAATACAAACAAACACTTGTGACCAGAGACACCTAACTAGCCCGTGATTTTCCAACATTCAATAATGCTGAGTGCCACCCTAGCGGTGTATGTATACAGGATTACCGTCCTGCCCCTAAGGGGGGTGTCACACTCTGGAGAATTACTCGATGATGACCCCCCTTAGTTCTATGCCGCTAGCCCGATACCCCCCCCTTAGTAGCCCGCCTAAGGACTTGGAGAGTTCGTCAAGGGTAGTTAGGAGCAGAACTAGGTGTAAAGCCCCCTACTAGTCTCTCAAGGGCGCGCAGCTATGGATAATCTACAAGTCATTGACTAATTGCACCCCCCCCTACTAGAGCTAGAGTGAGAGTGTCTCAAAATATTTATTTCTGGAACTCAGGATTATGGAGGATTTATAGCCGATAATAATTGTTATGTAAACCTATGCCACCCCCTATTTTTTTAGGAAACGATTCAAAAGAAAGTCGTTTTGCTACCGCTTCCTTCTCACCCGTCAAAAGCAGTAGACGCTAAGGTACACTTCTCCGGCTACGAACACCCCCTTCGATCCAAAACCTCGAATTCTAAACGCCCCTATTCCAGTAAAAATATCCAGAAAATTTTTCAAAAAAATACGTCTAAATCTGTTTCTCTCCACTAAACCGGAAATTCTTCCGCTAAAATGGACTGATGTCTCGTAGAACAGCACGTGGTCAACAGCTTCCTCCTCAAGAGGTTGAGCTGATTGCATCACTAAGTAAGACTGACCTTATACAACGTGTGCACGATCTCTATCATGCAGGATGGGCCCTAGATTCAATTGGGGCCTCGCTTCAGCCGACCAGACCACGCTCAACCATTAGAAGCTGGGTCCTTCGCGCTGAGGCATCTCCAATTCCCGCAATAGACGCCCCTATTCCCGTCCCAAGGCTCAAAACGCCAGAGGGTGGCTACGAGAAGAAAAAACCACATTCGCCAGGGATCCCACAGGGTCTAGCGGATATCATTAAAGAACTAGCACCACTAGCCAGAGGTTTTCGCAGCCGAATGGCAACTACAGCAGCACAAGCTGTGGCTAATGATCGCCTGTCAGGGATTTGCATTACCCTGCACCAGAAAGGCGTCTCCATTACGGAGCTCGCTGAGGCGGCGGGAGTTACTTACAGAGCTATGTACAAGAGAGTAAAGTTATAGCTTTCTAGAATTTCCACTTGACAACTTAATAGACGCCCCTATAGAGTGGGCAATACGACTGAGTACTAACGTAAGGAAAGGTAGGTCGTGAACTATGAATAAAATTTCAGAAGCACTAATATTTTTAGCAGCAATAAGCATGACAGGCTCCACCGCTGGAGCAGTAGCAGAAGAGATTAAAACCGTTGAGGCCGTCAAGATTATCTATCAGACGGCATCTGTAACCGAAGGGATCTCGCCATTACTGGAACACGCTGATGAGTTCACCAACCTAAACGGTAAAATTGGTGAGCTAGAGGGCACGATAGAAGCTAAGCAGAGTCATATTTACATAGTGAAGAAACAGAAAGAGATTGCACTTGAGGCTCAAGAGCAGCTCTACGTTGACATAGACCTAGCTCTTGCAGACCTAGCTAAATACGTTGGCGTGACTCCTTACGTTCTCGGGGCGTCTACTACTTCCGCCTGGGATTGTTCCGGTCTCACACTTTGGTTTTACGAGACCTACAGAGGAATCACCCTCCCACACTCCGCTACTTCTCAACAAAATGAAGGTACAGTTGTAGACGCGCCTATTCCAGGAGACATAGTGGCGTTTACCAATATTGGCTTCGAGGACGCGTATCACGTTGGAATCTACCTCGGTGGCGGTCTAATGATCCACGCTCTCAACCCAGACAAAGACACCCTGATTCAGAACGTAACTCAGTTTGCAGACTCCGAGAATAGCAAGGTTGCATATATCCGTTACTAGTGGTATGCTTCTACCATGAATACTTTAGAGACCACAATTGCATGGTTGGTTTTGGTTGCAGCACTAGCCGGGCCAACGCTATATCGATTGATTAGACGGACCTACCGTTCGTATAGGATAGAGAGACAAAGAAAAATGACCCCTGGTCCATTACTAGGTACCATCTACCCAAAGAAAGATATCAAATGAAACTCTACCTGTACCTACGTTCAATAGTTTGGACTGCCGTTTTCGCTGCATTGTCGGTTATTGCTGCACTAATAACGGCGTTTACTGTTGGCAACTCTTACCCTGCTATCCCCAACACGCTCGCATTAGTGGCAATCTCACTGGCAGCCCTTTCCGCAAAACGAGGTTAGCGTGGATCTCTGGCTTATTGCAGTAGTGACTTTAGTTGCAATCGCAATCCTTGGATATCTTCTCACGGGCTTAGCAGCTTGGGCAGTACTCAGAGGCCCGCAAGATAGTTTTGATATTGATGTACGAGACCGCAAACAAAAGGACAATGACTAATGGCAAAAGCTTCTACAACAATTACCGCTCTAGATTACACGGATTTATTAGACAAAATATCTACCAGCGGTATGTTTGAAATGACAGACTGCAACGTAGAGATTTGGTGCCCAGAAAAATCAAACACCGAGGAAATAAAAAAGATGGTTCACCTGATAGAGTCAATGGTCCACGTTCTCGATGTTAAAATTGGATCCTCTATCGAAGACCTGGTTTCAGATTCCTACAGAGTCATCTTAAAAGAGCCTCCCGCAAAAAACAGATTTACGAAATAACTACAGAAAGATAGAGACATAAAATGACTATAAATAAAAAGTACATCACAAAGAACCAGCGTCTACCGCAAGAGATTCACTTGGCTTTCCAGGAGACAAAGTCTGATCAAAGCAAGCGCGACTTCCTTATCTTGGAATTGGTCAGTGCCAGCTGGACATTTGAAGCCGTCGCTTCTGCATCTGGGCTGACTCGGGAGCGTATTCGCCAGATCACAAAGGCTAACGTTGCACTTGCCAGGGAGTTTAATTTCGACTTAGGGTTTGACATCCCAACTCCTCCATTTCATCCAGAGCCAATTAGGCCGGTCTACATCGAGCCAAAACCTGAGATTCTTTCTCGGTTGCTAGAGCTTCAGCCGTACGCCAGGCAGGTTCGCTCAAACGGCGTTAAGTATCGCGCAGAAGCTGAAGAGTACATGACACTAGTAGACCACGCTAACAGGGTAGATGGAGTCACTCTTTATCGGCTGGCAAAGCGACTTGGTGTGACTCACGGCGCTCTCCAATCTCGACTTGTTCGATACGGATTCCGCGAAGCTCGCTCTGGCACGAGTAAGGTTTACAGGCCAATTAAAAAAGAGAACAGGGCAGAAGGTGATAGCTAGTGGACGAGCTCACAAGAATGTACGCCCTGCAGACACAACAGGAAAAGTTTGCTGCTCTGGTTTCGGCCAGGGTTAACCAAATTTTCTCGGGCACTGCTCAGCCTATAGACATGCAAAAAATAGGTAGCATCGCCACTACTCCTCAACAAGATTCACTTTACTTTGCAGACCTAATCGCAAGAAACGTCTGCCACAACATAGACAAGATAGAAAGGACCACTAATGACTAGCTATGACACAAACGAAGGGGCGTCCTGCCCAGTACCGCACGGTGTGCTGCAAGAAGCGAGAAAGACCAAGGGTCCTACAAATCAAGATTGGTGGCCAAGTCAACTGGACTTGACACCACTACTTGCCCATAACTCTAAAAGTGACCCGTACTCTGAAAACTTTGACTACGTTAGAGAATTTAATTCCCTAGACGTTACTGCAGTTAAAGAAGACATTGTTGCCATCCTGCACGAAAGCAAGAGCTGGTGGCCAGCGGACTACGGTAACTACGGACCGTTTATGATTCGCATGGCTTGGCACTCGGCGGGAACTTACCGCGTGAGCGACGGACGTGGTGGCGGGGGTCAAGGCCTACAGCGCTTCGCTCCTCTAAACTCTTGGCCAGACAACGTAAACCTAGATAAAGCACGCCGTCTACTTTGGCCAATCAAGCAGAAGTACGGTAAGAAACTATCTTGGGCTGACTTGATGATCCTTGCGGGTAATGTTGCACTCGAAGACATGGGCTTTAAGACCTTCGGCTTTGCTGGTGGTCGCGCCGACGTTTGGGAGCCTGACAACAATACCTATTGGGGCACCGAAACAGAGTGGCTAGCTAACAAGCGCTACGATGAGACTCGTGATGCTGACACTCTAGAGGAAACCCTTGCTGCGGTTCAGATGGGGCTCATCTACGTGAACCCTGAGGGGCCAGATGGCAATCCAGACTTCAAGCTATCTGCCGCAGACATTCGTGTCACATTTGCTCGCATGGCTATGAACGACGAAGAGACCGTTGCATTAATTGCTGGCGGTCACGCGTTCGGTAAGACCCACGGAGCTGGAGACGCCTCGCAGGTTGACTCGGAGCCAGAAGCTTCACCGTTTGAGAACGTCGGCCTTGGCTGGTCAAACTCTCAGGGCAAGGGTCACTCGGAGGATACTATCTCCAGTGGACTTGAAGTTACCTGGAGCACCAACCCAACGCAGTGGGACAATAACTACCTTGAGCTCATGTACAAGTACGAGTGGACGCAAGTCGAATCACCAGCTGGTGCGATCCAGTGGGCGCCTATAGATTGCGAAGAGCAGGACATGGCACCGCATGCGCACCTACCAGGTGTAAAAGTTATTCCGAACATGTTGACCACTGACCTTGCATTACGTTTCGGCGATGAGAAGTATGATCAAATCTGTAAGGATTTCTTGGCAGATTTTGACTACTTCTCTGACACCTTTGCACGTGCTTGGTTCAAGCTCACCCACCGAGACATGGGGCCACGTGAACGTTACCAAGGTGCAGAAGTGCCGTCCGAGATTCTAATTTGGCAGGACCCGGTTCAGGAGAACAACAATGCTCCTCTTTCTGGTTTTGACCTAGAAGAGTTGGACGGCCTGTTTGAGGAGAGCAGCATGAGCACTCGAGGCTTACTCAATACCGCCTGGTCTTCTGCTTCATCATTCCGCAACACCGACAAGCGTGGTGGTGCCACTGGTGCTCGTATATTCTTAGAGCCTCAAAGAAGCTGGCCAGTTAACAACCCGACTACCCTAGCTGAGAGGCAGGCAGCACTTCAAGTAATTAGTGACAAGTTCAGTGGTGAAATTTCTATGTCTGACTTGATTGTCTATGGTGGCGTCTACGCTATAAAGAAGGCACTTGCTGCTTCCTCTGTTCACGTAGACATCCCGTTCTACGACGGCCGTGGTGATGCAACTCAAGAGCAGACTGACATAAAGTCTTTTAATTATCTATACCCGGTTGCAGATGCATTTACTAATTGGTGCCACCCAAGTGCTGCAGTTACCCTAGAGGAGCACCTGATCAACAAGGCTGCACTCTTGGGCTTGACACCGGTCGAGATGACTGCCTTGGTTGGCGGACTTCGTGGACTTGCTGTTTCGGGCGCGGTGCGGGAGCACGGTGACTTCTCTGAAAACGTCGGTATCTTTAACAATGACTACTTCAAAGTCCTCCTTGATATGGACATCGTCTGGGTACCTAGCCAGGACGGAACTTCGTATTCGGCTTTCAGTAGGGACACACGCGAGGCACTAATGATGTCTGCTAGCCGTGCAGATCTAGTGTTTGCATCTAACTCTGTTCTCCGCGCTTACGCCGAAGTCTACGCTTCAGCTGATGGCCTAGAGAAGCTTGCTCAGGATTTTGTTGCAGCATGGACAAAGGTGATGAACGCAGATCTATTTTAGCAGATCAACATCGAAAACCCCTTGTAGAGATACAAGGGGTTTTTGTTTAACTTTTTATGCGCTAGACTGGAGACCTTATGGCTAAAAGTATTATGGAACTTATTGCTATGCTCCCTCCAGAGGAGCAGGCTGCTGCACTCGAGGGGATTGATCCAGACGCTCTACTTTGGGACTGGAAAGTTTGGGCGCGCCCCGAGCAACTTCCTCCTACTGACGACTGGAATGTTTGGTTGGTTCTTGCCGGGCGTGGATTTGGAAAAACCAGAATGGCCTCCGAGTGGGTTCGCGAGACGGCAAAGTACACAACTGAAGGTCAACGTCGGTTTGCACTTGTTGCTCGTACTGCTGCTGACGTTCGAGACGTAATCGTCGAGGGAGAATCCGGAATCATAAACATCTCCCCTCCTTCAGAGAAGCCACACTACGAGCCGTCTAAAAGGCGCCTAACTTGGCCGAACGGTAATACTGCAACGCTCTTCACTGCCGACGAACCTGATGGTTTGCGTGGACCACAATTTAGTCACGCATGGGGCGACGAAGTTGCCGCTTGGCGGCAGACCCCAGATGCTGCGGGCATGACTGCTTTTGACAACTTACGAGTCGGTACTCGTCTTGGTAAGAATCCTCAGATCTTGGCCACCACCACTCCGAAGCGCACTCCGCTTCTCTACAAACTTATTGAAGAATCTCGCACCGATCGAGAGACCGCAGCTAAGGTTGTTGTCACAAAAGGTTCCACAATGGATAACGCTGGAAACCTCTCCGGCGCATATCTTGAGACTATTATGGGCGTCTACGAAGGCACGTCGCTAGCTCGACAAGAGCTCTATGGAGAGATGCTTGACGACCTAGAAGGCGCAATGTGGAACGAAGAGCTAGTTGAAGCAGCTAGACACACTAATTACCCTGCGTCTACCCCGTTACGTGTTATCGGCGTCGACCCTTCAGTTGCTGAGAATCCCCGCGACGAGTGCGGTATTGTTGTCTGCGCATCGACTGCAGAACACGACCTCTATAAGCGCAATGCTTGGGTTCTTGAGGACGCTTCAATTCATGGTTCCCCGGACACCTGGGCCCGTAAAGTTGTTGAAATGGCTCGCAAGTGGGGTTGTCCCGTTGTTGCCGAAGTTAATCAAGGTGGCGCGCTTGTACGAAATGCCATCAACTCTATTGACCCCAGCGTTAAAGTCCTCGAGGTCCACTCAAAGTACGGAAAACAGCTAAGAGCAGAGCCAATTCTTCTTGCATACGAGCAAGGACGAGTTCACCACGTCAACTACCTCCCAGAATTAGAATCTCAGATGTACTCTTGGATTCCAGGAGAAGGTAAGTCCCCTGACCGGATCGATGCAATGGTTCACGCCATGACCGCGCTGCTAATTAAACCCCCGCCGGGCTTTTCTGGTGGTAAATTACGTGCAAAAAGCCTCGCAGATCGTAAAATGGGTGTCGCTAGACCAAATACTGGCAATGTTGGTCGCGTATTTAGGGTCAGGTAGCATGAAGGTCCTAATGGATAGGTTTCCATGCCACTTGGTCGCTGCTGATACTGGCCAGTATGACGATGTGACTACACTCCGAAGCTACGAGCCCACCGGGGGCGCAACGTATTTAGAAATAACTAGAGTCATTGTCACTGAAGATCATGTTATTGTCGCAAAAGACGCTCCGGAAGGGCCACAAATCGTCTTTAGAGAGCGATATACTGAGTTTATTCCATCAAAAGAGGTCACAAAAGATTCTTTTGTTGTCACATCATCCGGAAAGATGCTAGCATTTAAGAAAGATACAGGCTGCGGATGCGGTTCTCGCCTCCGTGGCTGGAACCCGTACAATACAATCGGATCGATGAAGGACTGACATGACTATCGACTTAGTTAATTTCTTGATTTTAGCTTTTGGTGCCTACGGTGGCACTCACATAATCACTACGTCGGTTATTGCCGATGGGGTTAGGAACAAAATATGGGCCAAATGGCCCCCGACCACAAAACTAGGATATCTGATTACATGTAACTGGTGTACCGGATTTTGGGTAGCAGGTGCTTTAGTGTCTGGAGCATCCATTTTACCTCAGCTTACCTTTGTGGTATCATTAGTCTTGGCTTTATACGCCTTGATCGGACTTATCTCCGCTTGGATTGAGCGCTAAACAGACAGGGAGCCCATCTTGGGTATTTTCAAAAAAGAATCAGCAGAGAGTCAAGCGTCACGAGCCTCGAACTCAAACGTACGTGCTGCTGCTCCAAAGAACTCAACGCGGGTCGCTCCTGGCGTATCTGTTGACTCTTTTGGAATCGTTTACGCTGAGCCACAAGTTTTTAACACACCTCGTGCAATGACCGCCGCTGCTTCTCAGGTGAAGTTAGATGATAAAAGCGAAGCTGAGCGTTTTAAGGCTCGCAGGCAGTCTGCTGCCTCCGCTTGGCAGTCAGAAGCTTGGGAGTACTACGACGCAATTGGTGAGATTAAGTATGCCTTCAACCTAGTTGCGTCTGTTGTCTCAAGAATTCGTCTGTATGCCGCCGGTGTCAGCAACCCCAATGAAGCGCCATCACCCATAAACACGGTCGAGGCAATTGATCCTAGACTAGCTGCAGCCTCTGAACGTGCACTCGACCGCCTAAGCTCTGCTTACGGCGGGCAACCTGGACTTCTAAAGGATGCTGCTCTAAACTTGCAAGTTACCGGAGAATGCTACCTGGTTCAGATCCCAGAGCGTATTGGATCGGGTCTCCCGGAGTCATGGGACGTCCGCTCAACTGATGAGTTACAGGTAGATCAAAAGGGTAACTATATAATTAACCCCCGCCGGGATGCTGGTGGCGGTGGTTCCTCTATGATGGCGCAAGGTAACCTTGATGCTATTGCCTTGCCTAAGACTGCATTTGTTGGCCGCATTTGGCGAGCTCACCCTCGTTACAGCCAGGAATCTGATTCATCCCTAAGAGGCCTACTAGACCTCTGTGCCGAACTACTACTACTGAATAGGACTTTCCGTGCGACTGCAAGATCTCGTCTCAACGCTGGTGCTCTTTATCTACCTGATGGTCTATCGGTCGCTGCATCGCCTGACCCCGACTACCCATATGATGAAGAAGGAAACTACAACGAAGGCGTCACCGCAGATGAAGCAGCAGACGACTTCGAAGATCAACTAATCGATGCAATGACCACCCCGATTAAGGACGAAGACTCCGCGTCTGCTATCGTGCCTTTGATCATCCGTGGCCCAGCAGAGCTTGGCGACAAGATCAAGCAGTTCAAATTTGAACGTTCTTTCGACCCAGCGCTTGCTGAGCGCTCCGATCGTGTTCTAGAGCGCATTATGCAGGGCCTAGACGTCCCCAAGGACATCGTGACCGGACTTGCCAACGTTAAGTACTCTAACGCCTTACAGATTGACGAAAGCCTCTACAAAGCTCACATAGAGCCTCTAATGCTACTTATTTCTGATGCTATTACTGTTGTGTACTTACGTCCATTCCTAATTGCTAACGGTTACTCAGAGTCAGAAGTTGCAAAAGTATGTATCTGGTACGATCCATCGCAGGTTGCTACCCGCAATGACCGTGCTACAGATGCCGACGTAGGTTTCGACAAGATGGCCGTATCTTACGATGCATGGCGTCGTGCGCACGGATTCTCCGAGTCGGATGCTCCAGACCCTAGGGAGTACGCCTTACGTCTTATTGCCCAGAAGGGTCAGATTACTCCTGAGCTCACAGAGGGTCTTCTAAGGAGTGTATCCCCTGAGCTAATGGAGAGCATTCGTGGCGGAATGCAGGAGGCCAATGGCGCAGCAATTCCACCAGAAATAGACCAGCTACTTTCAGGCAACACGCCTGATGCAGAGAGTCCAGCTGCAGAAGAAGCTGAGTCACCACCGCCACTAGCAGAGCCAGAGGCTTAAGATGTTTGAAGAGCGCAATCCTGTAATAGCCGAGAAGCTTGCAAAATTACTGGCTGACATGGTCACTGCCAAGCTCATCTTCCACGGCTACCACTGGAATGTGCTCGGACCTGACTTTGGTGAGTACCACAAATTCTTTAAAACTCTCTATAAGGACGTGGACAGTTCGATTGACCCCCTAGCTGAGAGCATCCTCAAAGTAGGATTTCCTGCTCCGTACTTGATTTTCGACTACGCCGAGATGACTTCCATCAAGGAAGAGCGTTTAGACGGATCCTCTACTACTTTTCTGCTTCAATCAGCCAAAAGGGTTAATGATTCGCTAATGCACTCTTTATTCGAGGCACTTGCAGAGGCAGAAAAGTTTAATGAGCAGGGACTGATGGACTTCCTTGCAGGACGTATTGACATGCACAAGATGTGGAACTGGCAAATCAAGGCATTTTTAGGAGTCCGTTAAATGTTAAACTCAGAGTCAAGTACCGAAGCTTCAGGTGGCTACGCAGCTCCTGCAGAGAATCTAGACAAAGATAAGAAGAAGGCCCCTAAGGGCTATCACTATATGCCAGACGGCAAACTGATGAAAGATTCAGCGCATACCGAAGCAGCTTTAGAGAAAGATTCTGACGACCCATGCTGGAAGGGTTATGTCCAGATTGGCATGAAGAAGGGCAAAGGCGGGGACATGGTTCCTAACTGTGTGCCAATGGATGCATCCTCAGAGAACTTTGTAGATGGCCCAGACACTTTGGTTAGCTCTGCTGAAATTGGGCTTACTTTATCCATGTACAACTCTCAGGTTGGAGAGTCAAGACACGTAGACTTTATGTCTGCGTTTATGGTTGCCGCTTATGCTCACAACAAGTACATCGACCAGGACAGCTTCACCGCTGGGAATTCAATACGTCTGGCACTAAATGGATTTTTAGAGGCAGCAGCATTTGGCGTCAGCTCAGAATATGAGCTTGGCCCAGAGTATGTTGACTACCTCCCAACCGGACACCCGTCCAGAGGCTTAACTGCATCAGCAACATGGATCGCAGGAGCCCCTGAAATATCCCCCTCATCCGCAGATGCAATAATTGCGTCTGTCAACTCACAGGCGGATATGGTCACTCAAACGCACGCGAAAGTACGACTTTCACACCTACTACAGACAGGTGCTTTATCCGAGACTACTGTCTCGTTTATAGAGCAAGTACTACCTAACAACTAAGTTTATCTCAATTAGGGTAAAATTTAGCTAAGCCTATATTTAGAGGATTTTAATGTCTTACCTTCGTACGATTCTTGCAGACGGAAATTCATCCGCTGCGCGCCGCGCTAGAGTCAAACTCCAGCCTCGTGATAAAAAAGGCCGTTGGGTAATTACTGGTGCCCGTCTATTTGCCGGACTGAGTCTGCCTGATGGCACATCTACAAATGTACGCGGTCGCGCAATCGGTGGTACCGACACCTCTGGCGAGATCCGCATGTTGGCCGGCGAGGGCTATGAAGAATACGGCATAGAAGATAACACGGTTCTAACCGTTAAGTCCTCTAACGCTGAGCTTTACGTTGCAAACATCGATAAAGACTTCCTTCGCAAGAAGGGCATAAACCCAGACCTACAGGCAGACTTACCAGCAGACCTGGCTAATATGCCTCAGACTCTAGAGCAGATGTCTCCAGAGAAGGCTGACGAGCTTGACATTGATCTAGCCACTAACGGGCTCACCGATGATGAAGACTCCGATCGTAAGGCAGATCGTGACGCAGAGCCTGTCGCAAAGCTTGCACCTGCTGTCGCTGAAAGAGCTAAGACCGGAGATGATGTATCCGACATCATTGACGAGGTAAGCTCCGACGAGCCATCCGGAGAAGACAACGCTGACACTGCAGCTAAAAAGATTATGGAAGACGTGGCATACGGGGACGACCTCGGTGACCCCGAGTCATACTTAGAGGATACAAAAGAACCTGACGTCCTGGACTCCTCGAGAGCGCCAGATGGCACCCTTTTGAAATTCCCAGAAGAGCTTCGTCGTGGAGATGTTGTTCGTGACGATAAGGGTAATGAGCTCGGTGTGGTTGTCAGCAATCCTAAAAAAGATGCTGCAGGCAATTACGAGTTTAAGGTTCAAAGAGCAGATGGTAGCATCGCTCTAGGTAGACTCGGTAAAAACTCCGAGATGTATGTTGACAAGAAGCGTCGAAGCGACAACGAGCTCCCTTCTGCCGATTCCCCAGTAACTCCTTCAAAGCCAGAAGCTGACGCAACTCCGGAGGAAACTCCAGAAGTCGCTCCTGACCCAGTACCAGAAGTAGTACCAGAAGTAGTACCAGAAGTAGTTCCAGAGCAAGCACCAGGTAAGGATACAACTCCTGAGCCAGAAGCCCCAGAACCAAAAGTAACCCCTCGTGCAGGTATCCGCCGCAAGGATGACGGCAAGAACATTACGCAGCAAGTGTTTAGCGAGGATGAGCTTACAGAGCTTAGAAATAGTCCCCTGGAGAATCTTGTAGACGACGAGGGTAAGCCAGTCGTAGAATTTAACAGCAAGGGCAAGGCAACAGGAGTAAAAGACCCTAACGCTATGATCAACTTTCTAGCGAACGCCTATAAAGGCTCTAAGTTTAATGACCAGGATCAGCTAGTGCTTATGCGTGAGCGCAGTAAAGTTGGTGGACGGGATGTAACCTGGGAGATGCGCGCAGCCACAACTGGTGACAAGAAAGTCAAGTACATCCTAAACTTTAAAGACAACGTTAACGGTGAAGAGAAGACCCTGCTCCACTATGACGGCCGCGACACTATGACCTCCTTGTTCGGGAAAACAAACGGACCGCAAATGATGGCAAGCATCATTCGTGGTGAAACCGAACGTAAGACCATGAGGTTCGCCACTTCCCCTGAGATGAACCCTATTGATAATGTCAACTACTTTGAACTTCAGGGTCGCGCAAAAACTATCGAGGCCCACACTAACGAATATGCGTCAGGTGTAAGCGCTAGCTATAATCCAAAAGATGGTACTCGCTTGAGGGCCGAAGTTTTGCCAGTCATAGATGCATTTATAGCAGGGGACAACCAAGCCACACTCGAAAGACTAAGAGCGGTGTTCGGTAGGCTACCTATGGACAGAGCTACCCATGAGGTCGCTATGGGAGCTGTTAGATCCCTATTCGCTGGAAGGTTCAGTACTCAAAAAGAAGCTCAGCAATTTAGCGGTATGGTTTCGTCTGTATCTTCCTCGATACGGAGGCAACAATTTGATAACCCCGAAGCTAGAGAGAGTCCGCGAACTTCGATTGACGGACTAAACTCCGTAGAAGTTGGAATGGTTGTAGAGTACAAGAATAATATCGATGAGATTTCCATAATTCGTGTTACTGGACTAGAAAAAGTCAACACTGCAAGGCCGGCACAGAGTGAAGACTCGTTTTCCTATGGTGATTACGTAACTATTATTGGCGGGGACGGCAAGAGGAGCTCCCTGCCAACCAGCGCGCTCAGGATTCTAAAAGATCAAAACACTGAGCTTACAGACTTTAAGGGACGCGCAGCAGGGGAGAAGCTTCGCGAATTCCGTGGGATCTACACCCCTACGACTCTGAGATTCCCTAACCAGCCAAATCTTCCAGACGCAACAGGTAATACTCAAGATCTAACCCCTGGAGATAGCTTCTACGGCGTAGGTGGAAACAAACTAGGTCAAGTTGTTGAAGTCGTCCCTGTTAAAGGTAAAGACGGCGCTGATGGATTTGGTGTCATGTATGTCGACAAAGACGGGGCAGTCACTACTGTAGCTGTCGCATCAGGGCAAACTCGTGGACCTAAGGTAGTGCTTAACACTCCTAACATCCGAGAGACCGAAGAGGATGCACGTACTTTTGAAGGAGAGTCAGATCCTAACTTTGACTTGGACCCAGTTGAGTTCTCAACGGATCCTGCAACGGTTGAGAAGCCAAAAACGGTATCTCTAGAGTTTACGCTTCCTAAAGGCGCTAAGCGCAATGAGGAGACACAGCTAAATCTCAACCAGGAGATTCAAGTAGAGCTAGACGCTATGGCTGCTGGTCTAGCAGATAAGGCCCCAGAGGGATGGTCTTACGATCCAGCCTCATTCTCAGCAAAGTCCTACCTCAATACGAAAACTTATGACAACTTAGTTGCAAAAGCTAGAGAAGAGTACCCAGACCTATCTGAAGCAGAAATTAAAACTCTACTCGAGCTACGTCGCGCAAAGAGTTCCGGGTTCTTTCTGAAGAGCAAGCAGCAGATTATCAACCAGATCACTCAAGAGCCAGCCACCTACACCAGAGAAGACGGCGCTCTTCGTACCGTTCAGTTTGACGTGGCTAAAGGTGAAGGTAATCTACTAGACCTTGGTGTGTCTCAGGGGAATCTCTCTAAATACTTCAAATCATTTGGTGACATAGAGAAGTTTGCAGCAACCGCTACCCTAGAGGGCTTTAACCCAGATCTTCATTCAATCCGGATAGCGTCTACAAAAGAGCAATTCCTCGCTTTGTACCAGAGTGCAGCTCGAGGCATGAGTAATAACTCTCCGAGAGAGATCAAGGACAATGTCCTTGGCGTAAATATATCCTTCTTAGGCGAGGAGCCAATTAGCATTTTAGTCAATAACGGACTACTAGAGGCTGGCGGAGCTCCAGAGGGCTTTGACAACCCAATCGGCGACACGGTTACTCACGAGTTTGGCCACACTGTTCACCGATCCCTAGGCGGTAAGTTTGGGCCTGGCAGCTATTCAGACTCTTTTGGCGAGTTTATAACAAAGTATGGTAACACTTCAATTCAAGAGCACTTTGCAGAGTCTTTTGCTAAATACATACAAACCGGGCAAGCAAGCTCTATATTCTTAGAGTATCTACAGTCCGCTGGTATACTTTCAGATGTAAATTAAGGTAGGATATAGATATGGCTGAAAAGAAAAGAAAACACATCATCGAAATGATCATTGACAAGACTGACGGCTCTACAACCGAAACGATTGACTTAGATGAACTAAACATTGAAGACATTGAAGCAATGGCCTCGACATTCCCTGGTCTTCAAGAGTACTATCAGGCCCGTCTACTAGACGAAGAGAACTAATAAACTATACCAGCATGCTAGAATGGTACTTGATATCTTCTAGCCTAGAGTAGGATACCCATGGCTAACGCCGAAAGTTTTGATCTTGATTCAGTGGTCACCTTATACTGCTACGTCAATGACTCCAAAGGAAAAGTAGAAGCACTAGCTCTTTACGGTATAACCGGGCTCTTTTTCCGCAGGGATACCGACTGGTTCCCTATCGACAGAACAGATAAAGACCTGATTGATTACCTAAACAGCGGTAACTACTCGGCTTATAGAATCGACTGGGAAGAACTAACTGAGATGCCAGACCCTGCAGACAAGAGAGCATGGGAGCACACCTTAGTGAATCAATGGGATGACGGCGAAGATATTTTGGTCGCAGACTTAGAAGAATATGGACATCTAATCGGAACAGGACCCGTGGCAGATCGAAGCGATGTTGCAAGTTCGAACGAAGGCTAAAAACATATGACCGAACTAATTGCAGTTTCCGGTAAGCTGGCACTATTTTCTAATGGTGTCCGGGCTGTAGTTATTGATACAACCTTAAACCTCGCTTATGATGTAGCTGACTCTAAATCTTATGAGCTAAGCTCTCCGTGGGAAGCTACCAAGGATCACGCCTCGGATGGGACTGTTGCAGCGGCAGAGCTCTTTCTCACCGGTGAGCAAAATGCACTACTTGCCGGGGCACAAAGAATGTACACCATTCCTGGCGGCGTTCAAGCAGAAGCTAAAAAAGCCTTAGAATGGCGTAAAGAGCACAAGCGTGGTGGCACTCCAGTAGGACTTAATACTGCGCGCACCCTTGCTGCCGGTGGCCAGATTGGCATCAAGAAGATTAGCCATGTAGCTAAATACTTCCCCCGTCACGAAGTTGACAAAAAAGCAAAAGGCTATGAGCGCGGAGAAGATGGATTCCCATCTAACGGCCGTATTGCTTGGGCACTTTGGGGTGGAGATGCTGCACAGCGCTGGGCATCTACAATAGTAGAACGAGAAGAGAAGAAGGCCATAGCAGCAGGCGGGGCCTACGGCTTTGTGGACAGCTACCAAACTGAGTATTCTGCAGACGAATACAGGTCAGACCTAAATGCCTTTAAAGTTGCTCACGAGTTAGACCCGTTTGTTGGCCCAGAATTTATGGTTCGGATCTGCCTTAGCGATTCCGGAATAGACCGATTGTATAAGATCGAGATCGATGGCCAGGTTTACGTTTGGGACGGCTCATCGTGGGATGACATGGGTCATGTCGATGGTGATGTCTACTCCTACGATAAGTCACTAGACGACCCATCCGAAATCTCGGTAAAAGATTACGTGCTGGTTGATCCAGCATCTGCCGTTGTCATATCTGCGTTCCTACAAGAGCGTCCATTCCAGCCAGTACGATTAGAAGAGATCGACCCCGAGGAGACTCGTCTTGTTTCCGCTGGTCTGGCTGAAGAAGACTTTGACGTTATTGATCGAGTAATGCAATCTGCAGGAGAGCCTATCCGGGCTGCAGGCACCACAGACTCTGCTGCTCCAACTAATCAGGACGGTAACTACACTCCTGAAGAGCGTTCAAGTATTGCAAATAGCCAGCCACGTGATGCTGGCGGCAAGTTCCTCTCAGTCGGTGCAAGGACCGTAGTTGCAGGCGATAAGGCTCGCGGCTCTGGCGAAATAACTAAGATCAATACCGCAACAGGGAAAGTGACTGTAAGACTTGACACCGGAAAATCCATAGAGGTTGACGCAAAGTACACTCAAGGTGAGGAAGACTTTGACGGCCCCTCTGTTGTACCGGGATCGCAAATGAGCCCCCCCATGGACTTTTCTGGGATACTGGCAGAGCCACGTACTCCTAGAAACTCCCCTATCGCGCAGTTGCCTGGAACGCTTCCTCAAATGACTGATAGCGACTTAGAGTTGCTTATTAGGGATTTCCCAGCTTATGTAAAAAAGATGAGAGCGTCCTACAAGACATATGATGACAGCCCTAAGGGCTTAAAGGCATATGACAAAAAGCTTGTAAAAGAACGCCACGGAATTAATGCCGCGGCAGCTAAAGAAGAAGACGACTCCATCAATGAGCCTTCTGACTCCGATGTCCCTGCTAAGTATCTAGCCATCGTATCTCCAGAAGACCACGGTGCTGTTATGGATGTCGTTGCAATCGTCCCCGACTCTAAAAGTGGCTCTACTCCAACCCTCTACGAGCGTAGAGGCGGCGAGTGGATAGAGAACGAGCAGATCCTGTTAGACCTCAAGTCTGTTGCCGCTCCTCCGGTAGTAGAGCTAGACGATCAAGAGGTTTTAAACGATGTATTGACCCAAGCCGATGAGACGGTCGTTACTGCTGCAGCATATGAGTTCTCTATCTTTTGGGAGAAAGTAGTAGAGCCGCTGCTTGCAGCTGGTGGTGCTGACCGTAACCGTGGTAATGCAGATGCACTTCGTCGATACTGGACCAAAGGTAAAGGCGCAGCAAAGATCCGCTGGGGCACTCCCGGCGACTGGACTCGCTGTGTTCGCAACCTCTCCAAGTACATGGGCCCACGCGCGAAGGGCTACTGCCAGCTTCGCCACAAGGAAGTAACCGGTGTCTACACCGGTAGCAAGAAAAACCCAGGTCGCAAGAAGGGTGTTAATGCCTCCTCAAACTTGTTCACATCCGAAGCAGAATTTGACTCTGCCATGCTAAAAACTGCTGAGCTACACGCTAAAGCAGCCGACGCACGCGAGAAAGTTGCCTTAGTAGCTTCAGCTTCGCGTTCAGAGCAAGGTTCATCATTTTTGATCCCGATGCTAGTGCCGGAAGATTTAGAGTCTGGCGATGGTCGTAAATTTGTAGACGGGGCAATCACGCTGCGTGACCTACCTCTACCGCTTCTTTGGCAGATTAAGACCGGTGCAGGTCACGACGGATCTGTAGTTGTGGGACGAATCGACACCATTGAGCGTATTGACGGGGGTCTCGGCAATGCCACTGGTGTCTTTGATAATGGACCTTACGGCCGTGAAGCTCAGAGGTTAGTAGAAAATGGCTTCCTACGAGGAGTTTCTGTGGACCTTGACAAGTTTGAGGCAAAAGAAGAAAAGCAGCCTAAACCAGAACTGGAAGATGGTTCCGCAGACGAGGCAGGCGATGAGATGGGCAAGGACAAGCTAACCATCAATAAGGCCCGTATTATGGCTGCTACAATTGTAGCTAAGCCCGCATTCCAGGAATGCACTATTGTAATTACTAACTCGGGGGACCAGGAGGACTACGTGACCCCAGAAGACGGCGTTTACGAAGAATGCATCGATGGCCTTTGCGACCTTGAGCCAATTATGGCTTCCGGGTATCTAGAATCTGAGATACCAATGGCTCCTCCTTCTGAATGGTTTGAGAACCCTGACCTCAAAGGTCCTACGCCTCTAACTGTAGACAAGAACGGCCGTGTATACGGCCACATTGCTGCATGGAACGTTAGCCACATCGGGCTACCACGTTCAACTAAGCCTCCTCGCTCACGTAGTAAGTACGCATACTTCAACACTGGAGTAGTGCACACTGCAGAGGGAACTGATGCCACTGTTGGTCAGTTAACTCTTGCTGGTGGGCACGCTCCGCTAAATGCTAGTGCTGCTGCGGCTGCCAAGCACTACGATGACACGGCTTCGGCTATTGCAGATGTCCATGCTGGTGAAGACCAGTTTGGTATATGGGTTGCAGGCTGTTTGCGTCCAGACGCAAATGAAATGCAGGTACGTGCACTTCGCGCATCTGCCCCATCCGGAGACTGGCGTCCAATTGAAGGCTCATTAGAGTTAGTTGCTGTCTGCCAGGTAAATGTGCCAGGCTTCCCAACTGCTCGTGCAATGATCGCAGGCGGAAAGATGTTGGCACTAGTTGCCGCTGGAGCTAGCCACATGGCTGTGCTAAAGAGTGAAGCAGTGCAAGCACTAGCCCACAAGGCAGTGACTCTAGGCCAACTTGCCTTAACTGCGCCAGACCTAAAGATCCGTGTCAGGGAAGCAAAGAAGTCTCTTCGCGCAGCAAATCTTCAATCACTTACTGCTAGTGCGGCTAACATGCGTGAGAGCGCTCTGACCGCGGCCGCTGTCGCAGAGTTAGCCAAAATCTCGGACGACGAGAGAATGGAACTCGCCAAGAAGGGCCACGCAATGGAAGACGGCGCGTACCCAATCCGCGACGAGTCCGACTTGCGCAATGCTATTCAGGCGTACGGACGAGCAAAATCTTCCGAAAGACGAGCTGTCCGCAAGCACATCACTAAGCGTGCACGAGCACTTAAGAAGTATGACCTTGTGCCTCAACAGTGGAAGAACGCAAACTCCATGGAAGCGGCCGAAAGAGTAGCATCCATGCGCGAAGCTATAACTGCTGCAGCCAATGTGGATTGCGACTGTGAACTAACTGCATCTGCATCAACGGAATTTGCTGAAGGTGATAAAGATGAAATCTCTGACACTGATTTGAAGAAGCTGAAGGATGCCAAGTCTGAGTCTGACAAGCAAACCGAAGAAGAGATTAAAGCTGCCGAGGATGTAAAGGCAAACAAGGGAACACCCTCTAAAGATGAAGACGGAGATCCTAAGTACGTTTCTGGTGTAAACCAGCCACGCGATGCAAAAGGTAAGTATCGTACTGTTCTAGCCCGCCTAAAGCAGAACCTAGGTGTTGCAGGTCTGGCAAAAGCATTGAAAAAGGCTGAAGATGCTGAGAACCTAGACTTTGCTGGTGACTATAAGGCTTCTGCGGACGCAAGCGGCGAGCTGATCGGTATGATCGACCGTATTGACTCTAAGGCGCTTAACCCAGAGGCTCTGGAGAATGTCCGTGCAACTGCCGGAGAGCTGGGCAAGGTTATCTCTAATCTCCCCCTCCCCTTTGGCCAGGATGCAGAAAAATTAAAATTTAGCGATCTACCGTCTGGACTCAAGGACCTCATTGGTTCAATGATTACTCGTGTCGAGGCAAAAATCGGTAAAAAGGATGCAGATATTGCTACGCAAAGTCTGAGATCCTACATCTCGGGTGCAGATTTGTACTCTCAGGGAGAGGTTCAATCTGAGATGAGCAAGCTGCTTCGACTCCTTACCTAAAAAGTAGGGTAAAATTATCCCTAGGTAGAGCGCCTTTCGTTTATTCGATGAGTCCCTCGGCCTTGACTGTAAAATCAGTGAGTGGAAAACAACCACTCAAAAACTAACTGGCCTAGGAGGTACAGTGTACGACCAAATTAAAACTCAGCTAGATACTATCGCTGAGCTAGGTGACGATCAAGTCGCCGAGCTTCAGGCAGAGATTATCTCGCAGTTTGAAATGGTTGAGGGTGAAGACCCGACTCCTGAGACAGTTGATGCTATGACGTTACTAGCTGACTCGCTAGACATGGTACGCGGTGAGCTTTCTAACCGCGAGGCGCAGGCTCTTGAGCTTACATCTCGCGCAGCAGAAGCTACCGCTCGTGTTAAGGGTGAAGCAGATGACGCGGAAGAGGAAATGGCTATGACCGAAGACGACGCTCCTATGGAAGAAGCCCCAGCAGAGGAAACTCCAGCTGAGGAAGAGACCGAAGAAGTAGAAGCAGAAGAACTGCCAACTGAAGAAGAAGAAGAGAAGGAAGAAGAGGAAATGTCGATTCAGGCATCCGCTTCTGACGAGCTTGCTTCTGAAGAAGTTGCTGGTGACGCTGTTGTCGAGGTTACCGAGGTTGCAGAACTTTCTGCAGAAGAAGTAACCGAAAAAGTCGAAACTCCAGCTGCTGAAGCTGAACTCGCTACCGAAGAAGTTGTTGAGGAAGTTGCTGATGCAACCGAGCTTTCAACTGAAGAAGTAGTAGAAGTCGCTGACGCGGAGGATACTGTAGCTGAGGCTGCAGTTAAAACCGAAGCTGCTGTTGAGGAAATCGCTGAAGTTGAGACCGAAGGTACTGCAGAGCTTTCTGCAGTAGACGAGGCTTCAACCGAAGAGGTTACCGAAGCAATCGAGGACGCCACAATTCAAGCATCAACCGCTCAGGTAGACGGTTCTGAACTATCAACCACAACTGGAAAAGACACAGAGCTTTCTTCAGACGAAATCATTGAAACATCAACAGCTCTCGTAGAAGAGCAGAAGGAGCAGGCAGTGACTGCTGCAGCTGAACAGCCTTTCGAGGCCCCAGCCGACCGTCAACCTGTAGTTCAGGAATCTCTAGCACCAGTAGTAGCAATTACTGCCGGCGCTGACATCCCTGGCTACACCGCGGGAAGCACAATTGAAGACATGTCTGAGCTATCTCAGGCCATGGAGAAGAGACTACACTCTCTTCGCCGTGTAAACGGTGGCGACGGAGAGCAGCACATTGTTGCGTCTTTCTCAACCACATACGCTGAGGATCGCTTCCTTGGTACCGACGCTGAGTCCAACTCGGCCAAGATTGAAGCACTATCAGCCCAGGCACTTGTTGCTTCTGGTGGACATGGTGCTCCAGTTGAGACCAAGTATGACATCTTCGGCCTAGGTTCAACCACTAACCGTCCAGTACGTGACTCACTTCCAAAGTTCCAGGCAGACCGTGGCGGTATCCGCTTCGTAACTGCTCCGAGCTTTGCATCGGGTGACTACGCTGACGCTGTTGGTGTATGGACTGCTGCTGTTGACGCTGCTCCAGGTGCCGCAACAAAGGAAAGCCTAACGGTTGTTGCTGCTGCAGAAAACACCGCAGTAACTGACGCTGTAACACTACAGCTACAGTTCGGTAACCTAATGACCCGTGCGTACCCAGAGTTGATTGCTCGTCACAACGAGCTAGCTCTAGTTGCACACGCTCGTGCAGGTGAAGTTGACCTACTAACCAAGATTGCTGCAGCATCAACTGCAGTTACTTCCGGAACCATCCTTGGTTTTGGTCGCGACTTCTTGGTATCAGTACGTAAGGCAGCTGTTGCTTACCGTTCACGTCACCGCATTGCTCAGACCACTACGCTAAAAGCTCTTATCCCAGACTGGGTATACGATGCTATGGCTTCTGACCTTGCAGTTTCAATGCCCGGAGACAGCACCCTAGCTGTTGGCCGTGCAGAGATCGAAGGCTACCTATCTGGTTCAAACGTAACTCTAGTCGGTTCACCTGACATGACTTACTTTGGTGCTCAGGGTGCAGCTGCACTTCTTGAGTTCCCAGATAGCTTCGACTGGTTCCTATTCGCTGAAGGAACATTCTTGTTCCTAGACGGTGGATCACTGGACCTAGGTATTATCCGTGACTCGTCACTAGTTGGAACCAACGATTACAAGATGTTCGTTGAGACCTTCGAGGGCGTTGCCAAGGTTGGTATCGAATCTCTAAAGATCACTCAGACCGTTAACATTAACGGTTCGGCTGCTGCATTGCGCGACACCCTAGGTGGCGTAGCTGCATCAACCATCGAGCTCTAAATATAACTAAATAGGGCGGCTCCCCGGGCTTCGGCTCGGGGGGCTCCCACCCCCTAAATAATTTTAAATTAAGGATTTTAAATGGCTTTCTCAAAGACAGGCGTAGTATCGGCACCTGCAATCGTGCCGTCCGCCTTTGGTCTACTTGCTGTTGTTAAGCCAGAGAACGCTCCAGGAGAGGACCAGTGGGTCCGAGGTTTTGCCCAAGAATGGGAAACCACCGTGCAGGAGCTCAAAAACTGGGATGACACAGACAATACTAACGGATCTGTAGTTACCGGCGGGGTTATCAACTACTACGATGACATCAAGCCCTTCTTCATTGAATTGACCGAGACACGCTCGGGACTAAGTTTTAACGCTATTGACCGAATTGCTAGACTATCTCGTCAGATTGAAGGCATGAGCCAGAAATCTATAGAGACAGAGCTTTGGGATGGTGTGGTTCGAAAAGGCGAGAGTCACGACAATAAAGCCCTGTCTGATGCTGGAACTACTTTGGTTAACAGCGGAACAGCTCTAGGTGTCATATTGGCAATCGCTGAGCTGGAGCGCTCAATGGCGGTTGCTTCAAATGCCGGTGAGCTTGGAGTAATCCACATGACCAGCGATGTAGCTTCGCTTCTAAATAATAGATTAGAGACGTCAAAAGACGGAACTCTTGTCACTAGGCTTGGCACCCCTGTAGTTGTAGGTGCAGGCTATTCAGGTAGTGGCCCAACTGGTGTAACTGGTGCTGCTGCATCAGCCACCAACAAATGGATTTATGGCACAGGTGCTGTCAAGGTTTACCTTGGCGACGTTGATGTCGTAAACGACAATCTAGCGCAAGCTTATGACGTGTCGGGCAATAAAAATGACATGCGTATCAAAGCAATTCGCCCAGCTGCGGTTTACTTTGACACATCCATCCATCTAGCTGTCAGAGTCGATCTAACAGCTTAATCAAGAAATAAGGAGAATAGCTTATGGCTACTCAAGAATATGCAGCCAGCATTCAGGGTGTGTCAATTCGTGTCACACGCCTAGATGCTGCTGGAAACCTTATGACCGGCGAGCAGGACAGCTACACTACCTCGGCTTTCATGAGAGTTTCCTTTACACCAGAGTACGAAGAAGGCGATGAGATCACCGAAAAGGGCGCTAATGGCGTTGTTTGCGTGACCTACAAGGCTCCTGACACTCTAAAGCGGATTACCATGGAACTTGCTATCTGCGAGCCAGACCCAGAGCTATCAGCTCTAATTTCTGGTGGACTATTGCTACGCAAGAACCTAGGCACTGTTGCAGACCCAAACAACAAGTCAATCGGTTGGGCCGCTCCTGGTGTTGGTGACGATCCTGCTGGAAATGGCGTTGCCATTGAAGCATGGTCACACGCGGTTAAAGATGGAAAGCGTTCTGGCGTTCTTCCTTACTTCTACTGGGTCTTCCCGTACGTCAAGATGCGTCAGTCTGGCGACCGTGTTATCGAAAACGGTCTGATGGCTAACACTTTCGAGGGCTATGGTCTAGGGAACGAGAACTTCAAGTCAGGTATCGACGGCCGCTGGGAGTTCCCAGTTGCTGCAGAGCGTCCATACGCTTATGCACGTTCTGACTGGGCTCCAACCGGACTATCTGGATTCTACACTTGGACTGACAACGCAACTGACCAGGTAGTATTTACCTCGTCTAGTGCCACATCGCCAAGTGCTATCACAGTTGACAGCTTCCTTGCAACTCTAGCTGACACAACTGCGAGCCTAACCTTCAGCGCTCCACCTCTAGTGGAGATTGGCGATGTTATCTCAGTTCAGAATGTTGGGTCACTATTCAATGGTGACAAGACTGTTTCTGGAGTATCAGGTAACGTTGTTAGCTTCGTAAATGCATCAATCACCCAGGACATTACAAGCACAACTGTCTCCCGTGGTGCTCGTGTGACCGTAGTCAATTCTAAGACTGAGAGCTACCCAGCTCCAGTTGCAGTGACTAGCATGACAACTGGTGGCGTAGACTACAACGTCCCAGGTGCAACCGGTTACAACGCTGACAGTGCAATTGACAACATCATTGCATCGAACGAGAACCCTAGTTAATAATAGTTAACAAGAACGGGTGGCGGCTTGAGCAAACTAGCTTAGGCTACCACCCGTTAAACTTTATCTAAGAGGTAATAAATATGGCAAGCAACCTTTGGGTACTCCCAGAAGATATGGGAGATTTCTCCTACACTGAGTACAGCTTAGAGGCTGCTCAGACTGCGTCGAATCTACTCTGGGCAATGTCCGGTCGTAAGTACATGGGCGAGTCTATAGTCACCGAGCGCTATACATGTACTCTAAGAAATAACCGCATGGGGCCATCCAGTACAACAACTTCCCCTGCTCTTTTTAACGGAGAGGTATACAATATCGCTTCAGGAGACTATAGCGAGTACTCGGAGTTAACTGCAGATGGAATGTCTCCAGAGTCCCGCCTAAAGCTACGCGGCCGTCCCGTGACTAGAATAATCTCTATTAGAAATTCGACGGGAAAAATTCTTGACCCTTCTGGGTACTACCTAGTAGATCATTCCACTATACACATAAAGGCCGGGACTCCCTGGACCCCTTGTAATGTAGAAATTACTTACGCTTACGGCATGCCAGTCCCGACTGCCGGAAAAATGGCTGCTCGTAAACTAGCGATTGAGTTTGCCAGATTGTGGTCAGGCGACGAAGGGTGCGAGCTACCTCAGCGCGTCACTTCTGTATCCCGCCAGGGCGTTTCCTATACAATCTTGGATAATCAAGAGTTCATTGACGAGCTGCGTACAGGGTTGTACGAAATTGACTTGTTCCTAAAGGTCACCAATCCAGATAATGCTCGTCGCAAATCCAAAGTGTTTTCGGTTGATAGACCTCGTGCTCGTAAGTATGTAGCTAAGCCGCTAAAGCAGGCAGCAGACCCCGAGTTTGATCTCTCAATGAGTGCCACCGCTCAGACCGCTTCAGTTAGCTGGTCTTCCGCTGGCAGTGGGGCAGATCTGAGTAATTTTTTCCCCGCATCCGGGTGGTCGCCAGTTGTTAATCTTAGAAATTACGGAGCCACTAAATCATCTCCTATCGATGGCAACTTCACGCTAACCACCGTCGAAGGGGAGGACATATTAAGTTTCACTATAACCTACAAGGAAGCGCAAGCTACTCTAGGTATGGTGGATCCAGGAACATGGGAGCTCTACGGCAATCAAATGGTTGACGGTGTAGAGAGCCTCACTCCGGTACTTGCATCTGGAAACCTCCAGATCAAGACGTATTAAGAAAGAAGGAACCATGTCAGTACAGACTAACTTTCGTGCCCAGGACATGCCGGGTACCGCAAAGCCAGTAGTGAAGAGAGCAGCTCCTAAGTACGTTGCACCTAAGCCAGAGCCAATTGTTGAAGTTGCTCCAGTTGTAGTTGAAGACGTAGTTGAAGAAGAAGTTGTTGTAGAGGACACCACAGCTACAGAAGCTGAGTAATCATGGTAAGCGGAGAGCTAGATCCAAGTGGTGTTTCTGAGGACGCGGTAAATCTTCGGGACATGTTAGAAGGTGTGCTCGAAAGAGTGCAAAATGTCTTCCAGTCATATAACATTGAATTGCCGCGTCGTCGCTACTGGTCAATGGGCTTACCAGCCATAGACTGTGAGCAGGTAGTAGTTTACTTTCAGCAGCTATATTTAGGCGCCCCCGGAGCTGAGGTTGGGGAACCTCAGCGGTGTCACGTACCTAGGAGCGCAACAATAGTAGTGTCTATTGCTAGGGAGACAGCCATTGTGGGTCAAAATGGTCGGCCCCCGGCAGCAGATAAAATTCAGTCAGCATCAGAGATTCTTGCTATCGACGCTTGGGTCCTTATGGAGTCCATAAACCAGCTTGATCAGTGGGACGAAACTGGTTATGGGATCGGTGTTATTGCTACTCTTGACACAACGCCGCCCGAGGGCGGGTTCCAGACTACCAACATGACAATAACTATGGCCGTTCCCTAATGCCTAGAGGCTTTCCAGACAGTTTTGCTCTAAGTGCAGCTCTTAGAGCTGGCAGAAGGATCAGTAGTCGCCGTGGAGGCCGTCGAAGAATAGGCGGAGCAGGCCGCACTGGGATTTCGTATAAGCTAGTAAATTTAGTTTTATACAAGCCCATACTTGATTTCGAACTACGAAGTCCTCACGGTATGGTTGGTAGAACTCTCAACAAGGTTGGCAGTAGAGTTCTTCAGGGCGCGCGAAGGCAAGCCGGCGTTAAAAGCGGACGCCTACGCGCAAGTATGAAACTTAGGCATGTCAGAGTCGGTCGGGAGACTGCTGTCAAGATCGGCGCATACACGGAGTACGCTCTTATGCACCATCAGGGCACTAGACCACACATTATCACACCTAATAAGCCCGGCGGCAACCTGGTCTTTATGAAGGGCTCCAGGGTCATTCACACTAAAATGGTCATGCACCCAGGGACCAGGGCTAATAGGTACTTAACAGACCAACTAAGGAAACAAATCCTAAGGTAAAATTAAAGGGCAGCCAAAACTGCTTAATGATGAACAACACTATGAACAAGAAAGACTAATGATGAGCAAATTTAAAGACTTCGGATCGAGTACATCGATCGAAGATATGGAGCCAGTCTCCTTCAAGCTTTACGGTGAAGACTTTCACTGCGTAAAGGCACTTCCGGGAAGAGTACTTTTGGACATTGTTGCAAAGTCCTCCTCAGAAGATGCCGTTGATCAGGCAACTGTAATCAATGACTTTTTCTCGCATGTTCTTGTTGAGGAAAGCCTAGTTAGATTTGATGCCCTAGTAGTAGACAAAGAAAAAGTTGTCACTACTGAGACATTGGGAGAGATCACCGGATGGTTAGTAGAGCAATACACTAGTCGCCCAAATTCGCAGCCAGAGGTCTAGCACTATGGGCCGTGGATCTCTGGCCATATATAAACGGTAAGGCAATAACCCTAGGGCTAGCTCTAGGAGAGATGGAGGCAAGCAAAATGCTTGACGTCATTCATTTCTTTTTCGAGGAAGACGCTAGATACGCCTCTCCCGAAGAAGCTCAGGGAGTCAGTGACATGAGGACCAGACTTTATGGAAGTATGTATAACGTCACCTACAGGTACAAGATGAATAGTACCGGTGGTTCTGGCAATGGGTACGCTGATGGTGAAGTTAAGCCTTACATAGCTCCAACTGAAATGGACGCTGATTCTGGGCTCCCATTCGGTTCCACATTAGAAGCCCCTATAGGCTAGGTCAGGTATACTAAATGGCAGTCATTGGTCACGCAGAAGTAATCGTCAAGGCGATAACTACTGGGTTTGAAGATAGCATTAGGAATGACTTAAAGCGCATTTCTGGTTCAAATGTAGGCCGAGCGGCAGGCCAATCTCTTGGTCAATCTTTCAGTGACGGCTTTAAAAGAAGCACCTCCGGTAATGTTTTTGGAAAGTTCTCTGATGGTCTTCGGGAGATGGCCCCGGAAGCTGAGACCGCAAGAAAAAAATTCCAGAGTCTAGTCAGAATTGGATATGTAGTTCAAGGTGTCCTTGGTTTACTAGTTGGTGGAGTCGCAGCTCTTGCCGTCTCTCTAGGAACTCTGGTTGGGGTCCTAGGTAAGGCCGCCCCTGCGGTCGCTGTTCTGTCTGCCGCTCTTGTCACGCTTAAAGTGGCGCAGTCGGCTGCCAAGTTTGGATTCGGAGATATAGCTAGTGCTGTAAAGCAAGCAACCTCTCCTACAACCGCTCTTGGAAAATCTATTGCAGAGCTACGTGAAGAGTTCCAGCAACTACAGTTTGCTGCCGAAGGGGCAGCACTTGGAGAAGAACGTGCAGCTCTAAATTTAGAAGCTGCTGTAGAGAACCTTCGAAGAACTGCTGACCTACCCCCAAACTCTGCAGCACGGCGTGAGGCCATGCTAGCTCGCGACGAAGCGGAGCTAGCGTACCGTGAAGCAAAAGACCGCACCCAAGATCTAAACGCCGAAGTAGAAAAGGGTGTAAAAGGACTAGACAAAGGCACAGGTGGTACTGATCCTTTTGCTGACCTGAATGAGGCGCAGCGTGAGTTCGCTAAATATCTAGTAACTCTTGCACCTCTAATCGAGGCCCTAGAGCTAGACGTATCCAAGGCATTGCTGCCCCCTCTAAAAAATGCAGTGGAAATCCTAAGAAAAGAACTACTTCCGATTCTCCAAAAGCGTCTACCCCAAGTTGCAGGTCAGGTCGGGGACGCCCTCGAATCAATGGTTGATGGTATTGACTTCGAGCTAATTGACAAAATCTTTGCTGGCATGACAGAGCCCTTTGAAAAAGAAGGCAGAAGCAACATTCAGTTATTCGGAGAGCTCCTTGGCAATGTCTTGGACATATTCCTGCGAATTACTGATGCAACCTCGCTCTTGCTCAACGACTTTTTAGTCTTCTTGGTTGAAAAGACAGATGAATGGATTACATCCCTAACAGACGGGGACCTTGAGGGGTTCTTTGCAGATGCTGGAGTGTACGCTGGGCGTCTAGGTACAATTATTGGTAATGTATTTACAGGCCTTGGTAACTTAATTGGACTAACCACCGGCCCAGGTAGTGCCGGAAACGACATGCTTACGTGGATGGAAGAAGCCACGGGTACTTTTGCGACCATGTTCTCCGAGGATCCTGAGGCTGGAAAAACCTTCTTCAAGGACGCTTTTGCAAACGCTCGATCTGTAATGAGCTCTATTGGCGCTCTTCTCATGGAGATCCTAAAACTTGCAGACAACCCCAACATCAAAATTGCCTTCGACCAGTTGAAGGAAGGTGCACCTGCATTAGGCGAAATGCTAGGCAAGATGATTGATGCTGGACCATC